TTGACCGAGCTAATATGCAACTACGGATTCTACTCAGTTATCACTATTACAAAGACACCGACCTCGACGCGCTATTTGCGAAGTATTTCACTGCGCCTTATCCCGAAGTCTTTGCCGATAGCGGGGCGTTCAGCGCGGCCAGCCAGGGCGCACATATCGACATAGCGGATTATGCGGCGTGGGTGAAGCGATGGGCGCACCTGCTAACCGTTCACTCCAACCTTGACGTGATAGGCGATGCGGCGGCAACCGACCGCAATCAAAAGACGCTGGAGGATATGGGGCTTGACCCGCTCCCCGTCTTTCACACCGGGTCAGATATGGCGCACCTTGACGCGCTGCTCGACAGATACCAATACATTGCCCTCGGCGGCATGGTTCCCTATATGCGATTCCCTAAGCGGATCATGCCGTGGTTAATTAAGTGCTTCAAGCTGGCGCAAGGTCGCGCCGTGTTTCATGGATTCGGCGCAACCTCATGGACTGTGGTTAAGTCTTTCCCGTGGTATAGCGTTGACAGTTCGTCATGGGGGAGTGGTTTTCGTTATGGGCAGGTTCCGGTATTTAACACCGCCCGCGGCAAGTTTGAAACATTATCGCTAGGAAATGTAAAAGAATGGCAAGGTCACGCCAGGCTAGTTACTCAGCTTGGCTTCGATTGGCGCGACTTTGCAGACCGGAAGCGTAACGACCGGGCCAAGATATGCGCTATCTCGGCGCTATCTTACATGATGGCCGAGCAGTGGCTAAGACAGCGGCACGGCGAGATATACATTCCGGGGCGTCTGCCAAGTGCGCCCGGCGTCCGGGCGCACTTGGCAGACGCCAACCCGACCCGATTCGGCGAAGCGGTGCAAGGTGCAGGCGTTCGCCTGCACCTTGCCGATACGAGCAACGGGGTCAATTATAGCGATGCCGACCGGGGGTTAAAGTTACACCTTGCGGATTCGCGCCCTTTCAGCGGCGGCGATCTCACCGCCGCTGAAACAGGATTAAAGGTGCATCAGACGGCGTCTGTGCCAAGTCAACCAACTGAGTGGCGCTCCTGGAGCGCCACTCAGTTGGGGCTAAAAGTCCACTTATCCGAACACTCCCTAGATCGGGGGGGGGTAGGGGATACCAGCAGGGCAATGGAGATACTGAATGAAAGCAATAGCAATCGTTAGCGGTGGGATGGATAGCGTAACACTGGCCTATCTGCTATCTTCGCAAGGGTATACTTTACACCTGCTGTCATTCGATTACGGCCAGCGGCACGCAATCGAACTTGAGTTCGCGGCCAAGTGCGCCGCCGACTTGGGGGCCGCGCATGACGTTATCGACTTGTCAGTCCTAACCCCGTTCTTGAGCGGGTCGGCGTTGACGGATGACATAGACGTGCCGGAGGGCCATTACGCCGCGCCAAATATGCGGCTAACGGTCGTCCCTAATCGCAATGCTATCATGCTAACTATTGCTTATGCTGTGGCCGTTGCGGAAGGGGCGGGGATAGTAGCGACCGGCGTACACGCTGGCGACCATCCGATCTATCCCGATTGTCGCCCGGAGTTCATCGAGGCATTTGACCGGATGGAACGGCACGCGACCGACGGCCACGCGGTCGAGGGGTTACATCTTTACGCGCCGTTTGTCCACATGACAAAAGCGGAGATTGTCGCGTTAGGGGCTTCGCTATTCGTTCCCTATGCCGACACCTGGAGTTGCTACAAAGGCGGTTCCGTCCATTGTGGCGTTTGCGGTACTTGCGTCGAGCGGCGCGAGGCATTTCAACTTTCAGGGGTAACAGACCCCACCATTTACACGTGAGGAAACCATGTCAAAAACCGTGATTCGTGCAATTGTAATTCTGATCGGAACGTACATTATGGCGCAAGCCATAGCCGACATCGGCGCGACCAAGTTGGTCGAGATCGGCGGGGTCGTTATGCCGGGCGGCACGTTTATCTTCGCCCTGACGTTCACCCTGCGGGATATGATTCACAAGCGACTTGGCCGGGAGTGGGCGCGAATGGCAATCTTTACGGCCGCCGCGCTGAATGTCCTGCTGGCCGTTTATATGCTGATGCTCTCCCGTCTGCCGTCGCCGGACTTCTTCGCGTTGGGTGATTCGTGGAACGCCATCTTTGCGATTGTCCCGGCTGTCACCATCGGCTCTATCGTGGCTGAACTGGCAAGCGAGCTAACCGACACCGAGGTCTACCACTTCTGGAAAACGCGATTTCCGGCCGCGCCGCAATGGTCGCGGGTGCTGGCCAGTAACGCGGTGAGCCTACCTATTGATTCAATCGTGTTTACTCTGCTGGCGTTCGTCCTGCTCCCGCCGGTGTTCGGCGCTGAGGCGATGCCGTTTGGCGCGGCCTTTACCCGGATTGTATCGGGCCAGATATTGTACAAAGCGGCGGTGACTGTTCTCAGTCTGCCGCTGATTTACACGGTAGAAGACAAACCTATACAGGAAGCAGCGATAGACGCTGACTAGAGCCATGCCCGCCAAAGCCGACAAGCTCACCGTCGAGCAGCGTACTGAGGCAGTCTACCGCCTGATTCTGGACGGCTGGACGCAGGAGCAGATATGTCAGAACATGTCAAAATCCTTTCGCGTATCAGACCGGCAGGTGTATCGCTACATCGGCGCGGCCTGGGAGCGGATTAAGGCCGTTAACGAAGTTGAGCTATCCGAACACAAGCGGCGGGCAGTGGCGGCACACTATCAGATGCTACGCGAGGCTAAGACGGTGAAGGAGAAAGCGACGGTATGGGCGGCGCTGTCGCGGCTGCTGGGGCTGGACGCACCGAAGGCGGTTGAGGTGGCGGGTAGGAACGGGGGCGCGATTGTCATACGCAATGACCCGATGGACGAGGTAAGCAATGATGAAGCACAGCGCCGACTTGGCGCTCTTGCCCGTGGAGCACTCGCCGTTATCGAAGGAATCGGTAATAGACCAGTGGCGGGCGATGCGGCAGGAGTTGCGGACGATGATTCAACTGGCGCGGAATAAGGGCGACGTAACGCCCGAAGTCGTGGCCGCGTTCGCTATGCTTCACATGCAGGCAGATGACGGTCTGCCGATTGTACCCGCGCCGCACCATCAATTGTGGCTCAAGCTCATCTGTGATCCGCACATCAAGAAGCTACTCATCATCGGCACGCCGGAAAGCGCGAAGACGACTTGGATACTTGCCTATGCCGCGTGCGTTATTGGCTTTCATCCTGAGTGGCCGGGCGTCATCGCGGCCGCGTCTGGGCCGGTGGCCGAACGGCGCAGCCAGGCGCTACGCAACCTCATCGAATCGCCTGAGTTCGCCGAGACGTTCCCGACCGTATTGCCGGCCGAGGGGATGCCCTGGAAGACGCAAGAATGGAGCGTAGCCGAGAACGGGCAGCCACACCCAGGGCGGTTACACCCGACGGTTAGTTCTTACGGCACAGGAGGCAGCATCACCGGCTCGCGTGCGCGATGGCTTATTGCCGATGACATCCTGGACTATGACAACACCCGCACCCAGCACCAGCGCAACATGGTCGACGGCTGGCTTCACACGTCGCTATTATCCCGTGTCGCCGCTGATACCGGCCGCGTTCGCATGATTGGTAATGCGTGGCATCATGACGATGCTCATGCTCGATTGCGACGCAGCGAGGATTGGGTGACGTGCCACATCCCGCTATTGAGTGAAGGCAAGAACGTCATAGCAACTATCACCTATCCCGATGATTACGTCGGCCAGCCGATAGGCCAACCCATCGGCGGGGCGGCGATATGAGGCACTATTCAGCGGTGGTACACACGTCCGGCCCGGCACTATGGCCCGAACACAAGCCGTTAGCCGAAGTGCTAAAGCTACGCGCCACGACGCCGGAACTCATCTGGGAAGGGACCTATCAGGGCAACCCGACGCCATCCGGCGGCTACACCTTCCGGCGCGAGTGGTGGAGCGGGCAGAATCGCTACACGCCGGGGGAGTGGTTGGGCAAGATAGTCGGCCGCTTTCAGTCATGGGACACGGCCGAAGAGGATAAAGAGACAAGCGCCTACAGCGTTTGCATCACGGGCGACGTGCTCGACGATTACCGGCTCGCCATTCGTGACGTGTACCGCGAGCGGCTGACATTCGACGTGCTACCGCAGACGATTGAAAGCATGGCCCGGCAGTGGCGCGGCAACTACCAATTGCGCGGCGTGGTCATTGAGGACAAGTCCAGCGGCAAGAGTGCCAACCAGACGCTCAAGGCCACCTCGCCCGAATGGTTGCGCGAACTACTCGCGCCATACCAGCCGGCCGGGTCGAAGGAAGTGCGGGCCGGCGCGGCGTCGGTATGGTGCAGAAACGGCATGGTACTACTGCCGCACCCGCACCCGGACGCGCCCTGGCTGATGGATTTCGAGGACGAGCTATACAGCTTCCCGCAGTCGGCGTTTATGGACCAGACGGATGCTTTATCACAGTTGATACTATATCTTGAGAACTACCTGGCCGAGGGGTGGCGTGCCAGAGACGGCAGGAGTTAATTATGGCGACATTTGACGGTGTTAGTCAATCATCATTATTCGCCGATTCCTTTTTGGCCGCGCGTCTGTTTTCCCACGCCTTACGACCCGACTCGCTTAATTTTCGTCTATGCTCATCGCTAATAGGCGGTTTACTTTTTCCCCGTTGGGCCTCGGACATTTTCCGTCTTGTTTCTTCAGTATGTGGCCCCTTAGATATACCTCGGTGGGCGTCTGAAAGCTTTTGGCGATGCTCTGCGCTTAATGTTTTTCCTCGGTTTGCCTCGGACAGTTTTCGTTTTGTTTCTTCACTGTGTGGTGCGCGTGGGCGTCCCCGTTGTGCTTCAGATATTTTTAGACGTGTTTCTTTACTGACGGGCTTTCCAAGCATCCTTTTTCGGCGTTCTTCATCAAGGGGTACACCTCGGTGGGCGTCGGATATTCTTTGTTTTGATTCTTCAGAGTATTTTATGCCTAAATTGGATCGGGCGTGCTTTCGGAGATTAAATCCATTCTGGACCGACTTTAGCTTATCAATCCAGAATTGTTCGCGTTCAATTAGTTCTTCGGGATTATTAACCGTTTCGACACAAGAGAACTCGAACAGATTTTCGCCATATTTATTCCAGGCGTTTTGCATATGAGCGTTTGTATGAGCGTTCCTTTTCAGGTATCCACGGTGTGTTCTCCACCGGCCGCGAACATCTCGCGCCGACCCAACATAAACACGTCCGTTTGCCATACAAGTAATTGTATAAATACCGGCCGTTTTTGGTGCAACTTGGGATACAATACTAGCAGTCATGTTCGTACCTCTTTTACGAATGTGATGAGGGGATTGTCGAGTGCTACTAACACTTGCCAATCCCCGTTATTTTACCACAGGCATTTAGAGAATGCCAGTTTGGGAGTAAGCTAT